TGGTCTTCCAGTTTTTGTAGATTGTTCCTGTACTGGTTTAAAACTTAGGCTCAAAAACTTTCCGCTTTTTCCCTCTTTTACCCAACTTGAAACATAATATTCTACACCTCCAATTGTAGCTTTACCCTGATAATGTGGGTGCGTTTCCTTTTCTCTTTTGTCGTTAGTGAATAACGCTCCTGAATTGTCTCTTTTTTCCATTTTTATTTTGACTTTATATATAAATTATTAAACCTTTCTACCGTGCAACAAAACTCATTAATTGGATTCTTTTCATCCTGTCTTATTATCTCATACCACACACGGTTTTTTTTCAATTCTTTAATCTGTACTATTTGATTTCTTGTTAAGTTTTTGTAGTAACCCATTAATGTTAATTTGTCTGTCATTTTTTATACTTTTTGCGTAAATAATTTCTCCATTGCTCTTGCTTTCTTCCGTTTATAAATATCCAGCCTAAATATAACTCAAATAATCTTTTAAGTTTTTTCATTACCATAACCATTTTAAAAATTTACGAATAACTCCATACTCATTTTGTTGAGTAGGAATGTTTATTGGCTCTTGAACTTTTACTTTTGTTGTTCGTGTTTTTGATTCAGCCCTTGCCTTAGCTTTTATTTCTGCTGGTATTTCTATATAATTCATATCAAATTGTAATTTAGATTGTGTTTCTATCTGTTTACTTATATCTCCATTTACCATTGTTTGATATTCTCTAAATTTATCTATCATATAATCATTAACCTGTCTATTTTCTTTCCATTTCCAAAATTTATTTTCATCTTTATATATAATATTTTCTTTATATAAAAACGTTCCCCAAATTTGATTAATGTTATATTTACGCGTTAATCTAACTATTGAAGCATAATTATTTTTATTTAATTCCATTTTAATTTGCTGTAAACTATACATCCATTTTATAGTTGTTTTTTTGCTTGGTGTTTTCATAATTCATTTATTAAATTGTTATAATACTCTCTTGCTAACTCTATTCGTTCTTTAATTTGTTCAATTACACTTTCGTCTTTTGCTATTTTAAAGACTTTCACGCGTTTTTCTTTTGGTATGTGGTCAAAGTTATGTTTCGACTGTACAAAGTCTCTTACATCCAAACTTTCATCAATTAACCCTTGTTTCCAATGTTCACGCCTAACTTCGTCCTCAACTATTTGAAAAGGTGTATTGACTAAACAATAACATAAAAGCGCTTCGTCTTTTCCTGTTAACCACATATAACCCTGTAATTGATAGTAATAATCTTTGTTTGGACATTCGGTTTCAAAAAACGGAAACGTAGTAGCATCCCAACTGCATTTTACATCCAAAAGAATTTCATTCGTGTTTACATCTGGAGTTCCGGTAAGATAATCGTTTGTTAAATTCTCTTCATTCTTGTAAATAAAGCCTAAATTCAACACATCGTTAACAAGTTCTATTCCATCGTTTTCTACTTCATTACCTTTGTCAGTGTACCTGCTCCAAAACTCTTTACGGATTCCGTATTTATGTTCGATTACAAGTTCCTGAATGTAGGTCTTTGTAGTTTTAGATAAGACCTCACCCTTTGTTTTGGGTGAAGTCATCAACTTTCCTATTTGTGAAGCTCTTATTTTCATATCAATAACAATGCTTTTTGTTGTAATTCAGTTAATTCAAACTTCGCTTGTAGCTGTTCAATACTAAATTCTCCGTTACGTATTGCTTCAACTGCTTTTTCAAAACGTTCATTATCTATTTTTTCAGCTTTCTTATTGTTTTTTGAATCAGGGTCGCTTTCCGTTTCGTCAATTAAGAATAAACCATTTAGAGCATATTTACGTGCGTAGCTGGATGCTGTGCCAGTGCATTGTTCACTTGACATTCCTTTATGTTCTCCAAGCTCTGCCCATCCTAAAACTTCTGCTATGCCGTCATCGGTTTTTAAAGTTGCCGTTGCTTTTAAAAATAGCTTGTTGCCTACCTGGATAATATCATCGCTAAGGATTAATGTTGCTCCGTGTTTTACTAAGATAGGCTTTGCAGATTCTAATATTTGTTCAGCACTACGATACTTGTAATTACCGAACTTGTTTAAACTTCCCTTTGGACATTTTAATTCTGCCTGAATTTCTAATAACTTTTTCATAATATAAATTTTAATTGTTTTACAAATATAACTATTCTTTTTAATATAACAATACGCAAATTAAAATAATGTAGGAGATTTTTTTTCTATTTCAGTTTTTGCAAACCCAAATTCATCAATATCTCTTTTCCTTTGTATTACAGTTTCAATCCATTCATTCGCCTTTTTGTGAAAATCTTTTTTAATTTCAAAACCATACGCTTTTCTGTTTAATTCTATTGCAGCTACTAAAGTGCTTCCGCTACCTGCGCAAGGGTCTATTACAATATCATTCTCATCTGTAAAAATTTCAATTAATTTTTTAAGTAATTTAACAGGTTTTTGTGTCGGGTGTATTTTTTCTGAATTATCATCACGTTCCCAATCAATGCAATTAAAAACCATTTTACCTTTATTGTTAAATTTTGGAAGTTTCTCACGATAAAACAAAAGTCCATATTCACAATTCCCTACAATTTTCATATTTGCTTTTAATACTTGAGCAGAAAAGTTTTTACGAAAAACTAAATTAATATAGTTGTTTAATCCGTATCTTTTTGCAAGTTCTATTAAATACATCTGTTGGTCAAATGCGCAAAAAACAATCATACAAGGAGCTTGCCCTTTTTCTTTTGGTTCTTTTTTCAGCAACTTACTACAAAAGTGCATAAATTCAGCAGGTCTAAAATTTTCATCGGTATCAAAAAAAGATTTTCCAGCTAATTCACTTTCTCCATTTGCGTTATCTCCGTCTTTATACCACGCAGGGTTAGAAGCATAGGCGTTATTTCCTAAGTTATAAGGAATATCCGCAATAATTAATTGCGCTTTCTGAATATTATAAGTTTTAAAATTCTGAAAGTGGTCGTTAAATAAAATCATAATATATTGGTTTAATTGTTACAAAAATTTCTTTAATCCAGTTGCACATCGTTCTATGCTGTTTGCTCGTTCCTGAAGGCTTTTAATTTGTTCAGCTATAGTTTCCTTACAATCGCTTGTAAAATAACCGTTAGACGTAGCAATCAGAGGGATGATGCCATTTGTACGAATGTAATTAACTATCTTTCTTAAACGAACTCCAGTCATTTTAATTTTATAACCTTTTGCTAAAAGATATTCGTTTAATCGGGTTACTATTAATTCCGACTTAATTGGGTTCGCCTTTTTGTAGTTTCGGAAACCGTGAACTACGATAGGTAAAATCTCCATTTCTTCGCTTGTAAGTTCGTGTGTGAACTCCTCAAAATTAGTTACGCTCATTTTATTCTGATTTAAAGGTTTCACCAATCTTTAACAGTTTATCTTCTATTACTTTAACCATGCTTAAATATTTCTTTGCTTTTTGATAATTTTTTTGATGAATATTATATTTTTCATCAAAATAATTTCTTAAAAGTATTAGTTCTTGTATTGAATATTCTACTGCTGTCTGTTCCATTCTATTCTGATTTAAAGGTTTTGTTGTAAAATATTTCTACAAATTCACTTGCTTCTCTTTCATCAAATCCAAGTACATTATTAGATTCTCTTGTATAATCTTTTAATTGTTGAACTAAATCAATCATTCTTTGCTTCTCCATTTCTTTGGCTTGTTCAAAGATTTTAGAATACTTTGGATTAAATGGATATGTCTCTTGGTACATAGCCTCAATTAACCATTCTACTGCTGTTTTCATAATTTAAGTTTTAATTGTTAAGGCAAATATAATTATTCTTTTTAATATAATTGCAATTCTTTGCATTTTAATTTATATTTCTGCATCAATTCTTTTAGTTCTTCTTTGCTAAACTTTCTTTCAATTTTCGCTAAGGAATCAATTTCGTTTAATTTTTCTATTCCATATCTTTCTACAAACCCTAATCGATAATTATTTATATCACCTGCTTTATCTTTATTGCAAGGTCTTGAACATTGAGCGTTT